GTCAAGATTTATGCGAGAGTCCCTTACGGGTGTTTGGATACCACCTCCCACTAAACTTGCACTTAATTTAGCGGAAGATGTGACAACTTCAATCTGATGATACACTAGGGCCCTAATTTCTAAGCTATCTCTTATTCGCTTCGATTTTAAGACTTGCTGTTCCATTTTCTTTGATTGTCCACTTTAAACTCTTACCCAACGGCCCGCTTTCCCAGCGTATGTAAAGGGTGGCCAAAGAGAGGCGTGATTTAGAAGTCAAAGAACGACTTGACTGAATCAGCAACTCGAGAGAACTGGGCTTGAAACCTGAGTTCGGCAGGGCAGATCACATCCGGAAAAATGATTTGTGCTCCTCTAGTCAGATTTACCTTGACACCAGATGCAAAAATGTTGGGGTTCACATTCGTTAAAGAACTATAACCTAACACAGAATCGAAGTTACTAAGGACCACCAAAGGCGCGCCATTAGCATCTAAGATTTGAGGTAAGTAATCGGAGATCAAATAATCCCCATCCAAAACTCCTTGTGATTCCACCGAAATAATTGCTTCTGAGCCAAAATATTTCCATCTAGCCGGGTCAGTCCTAGACTGTACCCAGAAAGGTGCAAACTGTTTGACATCTTTCACGTTTTGACCCGCTGAGACCTTAATTTGCAGCATATAATCATTAGGATTAACAACTGAAGTAGGGTCCACCAAATCCCAGAAAAAGAATTCGTAAGCGCAAATTATCGCCCCCAATTGAGATGGTGCCACTGAAGCCGGAGCTTCATAAGCATATCCCATTTGGCACGTAAACGTCTGCCGAATATTTGCGGAATCCGCCACAGAATCAGGGCCTGGTAAGTAGCTTCCGGTAGCGTTGGGTGAAATTTGTAAAGCAACCTCTGAATAAACGTTAGCTGTTTGCTGTTGAGTGATTCGAAGAAAATCTGCAAAGCTGGTAGGGATACTAGAAGCAGGATCAGCCGAAGCATAAATCCCGATTCTTCCTGCCGCTGTTGTCGGTAAAAAAGGGTAAAACTTTAAAGCTAAAGAATCACACTTATACCTCTTGTAGATCATCGAAATTTGATCAAGCAACTGCAAAATTGAATATCTCGGAGCAAGCTGGAATGCTTGAATGAGATAGCCTCCGTCATAGTCAGGGGGTGTAATAACAAAATTCAACAACTCAGAACCGTGCACCACTGTGCCCGTCACCATTTGGCCATCGATCATGCGCGTGACAGTCTTCGCAACAGGTTTAACTGTTTTGAATTGAGAACCCCAAGCCAAAGGCTGTGGAATTGTCTCAGTGACCATCGCCCGGGGATCGTTGCCCAATGCGGTAAGATTTCTTTTCTTTTGTCTCTTGCGTTTGTTCTTGGCAGCTTTCACTGCCACTCGAGCCACATCTTCAATCAAGCGCATCTGGGATTGTTTGTCTCCAGACACTGCCTTGACTGCGGTTGGCACTCTTGTAATGATTGATTTGATTGTTTTGTCCATTTGTGTAAATTTGTTTCCGCGCCCACGTGAACTGTCCCAGGCGCTCCAAACCCATCAGCTATAGTCGGCCGAAGCCAACTTTTGCCAAAAGGGATTGAAACTGACCAACCCAGGACGTAAACACTGAAGTACAAATGCATAAGAAGCACAGTCCCTCTCGGTGAATCCATATCGATGAATGCAAAAAGCGAAGAAAGCACTATTCTCCCACCTTTCGCGTGATTCGCCTTGAACTTTCCACGCTTCACACAAATCTTCCTTCCTTGACCATGGGTGATCAATGGATGCAAATTTTTCACTCATAAACTTCGGATTTGCGAATACCTCCATGCCTTTCATTGTCCCAAAGAATTGTCTGTTTAATGCTTCAACCATTGATAATTTACTCTCCCCACGCATGCGCATAGTGATTCGAGGATCATTAATCGTCTTTGACAGTTTAATCCATCTAGACGGTAAAGGTCCCCAAACTAACCGTTGCCCATTTGTAATCCAACATCCTTTCAAGAATGTGGCAGGAAAAAGTTCATCGTCATAAATAAAGGTCTTCAGCTTCAACTCCAATCCAAGGTCCGCAAAAATTTCTGTCGGTTTGGAACTCCCAAATCTCAATTCCTCAACCATCGCTGCCGTCCACGCCATCAGAGTAACAATGGTATTACCCACAGTGGTATCGACCCCACCTGTGTTTCTCTGCATGGCTCTAGTAAACGTCATCACGCCTTTGTCACGACTTCCGGCGTTGATGCAACAAGCTGCCGCACATGATCTTCTCAACAACTCGATCACATTCGCTGCCAGTCCAAACGCTTTCAAAACTCTGAATTCCGCTTCCAACGCATCAGTTCGCACAGTTTGATCCATCATCGTCAAATCACCTTCGAAAATAACAACTTTGTCGCGATTAGCAACAATCAGGCTGTCATCCCCGGCGGCAATAATATGGATTCCTTTATTCTCTAAAGCAAAGGAAAGCCACTCATTAAGGAAAACATCTGTTCTACCCGCACCATAGGTAAGATAAATCTTGCCCCAAGGTAAGGTGATCGCCGGTGTCTTCCCATCAAACGTGACTTTGATTTGTTCAGAAACAGGATACAAAGCAACCCCGATAGCTACACTCACACGTGGATCCACGGCGTGTATAGGTCTTGGCACTGCTCCTTTGTCTTCCCATGCTTCTCGCGTCTTCAACAATACTTCGTCTGTTTTGATATTCACTTGAACTGACTGTACGGTTGCCATCCATCCTTCTGGAAAATTGTGTTCAATGGCCAAAAAAGCTGATATGTAGCGTTCATGTTTGGATCTCTCTGTGTGTTCTAACCACTGTTCGAAGTTTTCCAAAGGAGATTGCGGCAACACTCTATTAGTGACAGACCAGCTTTCGCCAATCTTAATAAAGGTGTCTGCGTCAGATTCCACCGGCAAAGCTGTAAACATCCTCGCCAATTTAAGCCAGTTACGCATCAAATGCTTCGGTGCATAACTATACTTCGGTTTCTTCCACAAACGCTGCAACAAAATCGCTTTGAAATTCGCTGAACATTTGGCTGGCTTGAACATCGGTACATTGACAAACCAGATTCTCCAATACCCTTCCCGCTCTTTCTCTGCTTCAGGGAACTCACTGTCAAGGCGTAGCAGCAAGGGAACACGTTCGTATTCTTTAATTGACTTGCCCGCTAAGTGATTGTCCCCATCAAATTCAGGAGTGATTGTTTCGTTGGAATATCTATATGCAGGGACGGCTTCTGTAGTTAGCAGCATGCCATGGAGTATGCGATCATCTGGGACATTGACGTATCTTGCGGAACGATAATAGTGTTGGTCGAATTGCTGGACTGCCTGCGCTATTGACTTGCTTTCAAGAGCTTTGACCAAAGCCCATCTCGCAACATAGCACAAACAAAACAACAATAAGATGCTCACTACATGTTCAACCTCAACGACAGCTGCCACAGTGGCTATCTCCTCCTTTTTCTGCATTCTGAAGTAGAGTCCTTTCGCGTTCCACAACATATGCCAGAGCACAGCTTGTTTGTATGTTGGTCGGCTATGAAAAAAGACGTGTGTACAATAATGTATTACCATCATCGTGGGTAAGTACGTAGAAGGATTCTTGTACTGTCCCATGTCTCCCCAAGCCAACAACAAACTCCCAAAGTTGCCCCACCAACTGTATGTGTAACGTTTGAAAGATTCTTCCAATATAGGTGCTCCAATTAGAACGTAAAAGAACGGAAGTATAAAATCCCACTCAATCACAGTTCCAACGGCGCCAGGTCTGATCACATTGCCATCAAAAATGTCCTCGTAAGCTGCAGTCGCCAATCCTCCAAGCCAAGTAACAACAAGTCCAAAGATCCAATTTTGTATTTTCCGAAGCGCCATCCGCCCCAGCCAAAACGCTATTGACCCAACGACAAACCATACCAACTTGGAGACTGACCAAGATCTTTCTTGAGGTGTATCAAAATGACCACGATGAAAATTGTACTCATTCATTGTGGCTCCCCAGTCATATCTCAAAGTGGCCATCCGTTCCACTTGCCTGTCAAGCCCATAACAAAAGGCCGCATTCGCAAGTTGGTCAGGATAGTCCATGACATAACCAGGAAACATCATCTGCACCCGCTGAAATTCTGCATCAGCATGTAACACTTCCAACGTCTTTGCTCTCATTCCTGCATAGACAAATCCATTTCTTCCTCGCACGCCGAGATACTGTTGCAACGCGGCCAGATGCTGAGTCTTTACCCATACGGGCTCTCTCTCAACACCATACCACCATGCCTCAACCTCCCATTTTGCTTTGTTCCACAAGCCTTCCGCTGGATTGCGCCCCACAGTAACTTGTTGCCAAGTGCTGTGCATGTCGGACATTGATGCTGGTCCTGCAAGGGGTCGGATTTTTGTCAAGCTGTAAATGTGTTGCTGCGGTGTTTCGGAAGCAAAATATTTGCTCACAAACCACGACACGGCTCCATTTGATCCATCCCTGTGCAACCACATACAATCAGGATGATTGTAAACGCGATTGCAAACAGGATCAGACTTCCATGAAACCAGACCAGTAGCATTTCGAACCCATGCTGCTGTGTCGCAACTTCCAAACTTTCCATCAAACCGATGCCCTACCCACACAATCTCTGCGTAAGGTAAAGCCCCCATGATTCCCGGCGTCAACTCAACATTCGTTTGCAT